GATGACGTTGTAATTGGCAACAGTTTAAGCGTAACAGCTAATGTAAGTGCTGGAAACGTTGATGGTACCAGAGCCAACTTTACTAACCTAGTAGGTACATTAGATACAGCCGCACAAACAAATATCACCAGTGTTGGTACATTGACCAGTGTTACTGCATCAGGTAATATTACAACCACTGGAAATGTCAATATCAATGCCCGTCAAGGCCTATATTTACACGATAACGACAGTTCACATTATGTTGCAATTGTGCCACCAGCAACTGTTGCCAGTAATGTAACATTTGTATTACCTGGTGATGCAGGAACTTCTGATTATGTTTTGTCTACCAATGGAGCCGGCACACTTAGCTGGATAGAACAAAGTGGTGGCGGCAGCAGCGGAGCGTCATCGTTTCCAAACAGCACAGTTACTCCACTACCAAGTTCAGGAGGCAATTTTGATTTAAGTTATAACTATGCACAAACCACACAAGAAACACCATTTGAATCAGGCGGCACAGACGCATTTGGTGTTAGCCTTGGTGAAGTGTATAGCATGATGGATCCAGCCGGCGATATCCCGACGCCAACAGATTTGGGCATCCTTGCCTGATAAATAAGCATAACACTAGGAGAACAAGATGCCAACGGTATTACAATTTAGACGCGGAACTACTGCACAGAACAATTCATTTACAGGAAGTGCCGGTGAATTAAGTATTGATACAGATGTAGATAGTATTCGCGTACATGATGGTTCGACCGCAGGCGGTTTTGAAACAAACGCCAAACAAGCACAATATGCTGACGTTGCAGAACGTTACCGTGCAGATGCAGAATATGATCCGGGTACATTGTTGGTGTTTGGTGGCGATGCTGAAATTACCATTAGTAGTGAAAAACATAGTAAACGCATTGCCGGAATTGTTAGCACAGATCCTTACTGTGTTATGAATAGTCCTAAAGACGAACGCAATGATCCGACTTTTCCTGCAATGGCATTGTTAGGCCGTGTTCCTGCAAAAGTAATTGGCGAAATCCGCAAAGGCGATTTAATGGTTGCTAGTGACACTCCCGGTTATGCAGAAGCATGGCGAGATGAAAGCAACCCCCCATCAGGCAGTGTTGTTGGTAAAGCAGTAGAAGATAAAACTGACGCAAGCAAAGGCACAATCGAGATTTCAGTCGGCCGACTATGATCAGAGAACAATATCGAAGTGATTACGAAGGTGAATTTGTAATCACCGAAAGTAGATGGTCTGGCGGCAAAAAATCACAAAACAGAGAATGGGTTGAAAACCCAATTGAAAACCAACACATCAGCGGCCGAGCTGCTTGTATTGCCAGCGATGTTGACAAAGAACGATTTGACTACACACGCCTACACCGTCATAAAGGCGGGCTACTTGGCTCAAAAAAACTACAAACATACGGATTAGGGTCTATTACCAAAGAGATGCGGTTGGATTTTGCTGTCGAAACCAACAAAGAAATACTCAGTGATATATTAGAACGAACGTATTCAACTGACAATATTGTTTACAGCACAACAAGAAACTGTTTGATGAATCCAGGCGAGTTTTACTTGATACCATACAACACTGTTATGTCTTTAGAAGCACTCATATTATGGTTGGCAGCATTTGATGGTCATAAAGAAATCTTTATGATAGGATACAACAACGAAACACTAGGATTAACCAGTGAATGGATGTCACATGTAAACACAGTTATCAGCGTGTTTCCGTCAGTTAAATTTACGTTGGTTGGTGAAGAAACCATTATGCCAATAGAGTGGCGTAAAAACGCCAATGTCAATTGTATTGACCATCGAACTTTTGTTACGTATTGCGACGTTAGGTAATACTGTTTTCAATAGTAAACATTTTACCACGCACAGCATCAAAATTCACAGTTGACCATAACCCAGGATGCATGGGTCTAGGCCATGTACCGCTGGCAATCCACGCCCACCCAATATGTTCTTCGTTCAATACTGGGGCAAACTCGTTGGCAACGCTGCAAAAGAATGTGTGATAAGAAAATCCTCCATCTGCACTTGTAAATTTTTCTATTGGAACCAACTTTAAATAGTCGGGCATTGAACCCAATTCTTCTTCGCACTCTCGAATCATTGCCGCCATCAGTGTTTCGTCTGATTCGACTTTGCCCCCGGGCAATCCCCAAGAATCTGGATGTCTTGTATCGTTGCGCAACAAATAAAGATACCGCTGTGTGCTGACGCTAAAAAACCAAACCCCAACTGCTGATTGTGTCATTATAGTACAATTCTCCATTGACCGCCTGGGTATAATCCTTGATAACTTTTAACCCAAGTAGTACCAGTCCACTTGTATTGTATTGCAGTGGTAATGTTTGTCACATATTGTAAATTGTCCGGACTCGACGCATTGTCAAATACCACTTGCCATTGGCCGTCGATGTATTCGACAATATCATTGGCTTTGGCAATCAATGGTTGTCCCAACGTACCTTCCCAATCGGCTGCATTACCTGTGTTGCTGCCCGTGGCCTCAGTTAACAAGTAACGTTGCCCAACAGCCGCAGCCGGTAACCCATTGCCAGGACCGCTACGTAATGGATCAATGACTGACCTCACTGGTGACAATGTGTTTTGTGGTTTTGTATCTTCGTCAATAGTAAACAACATAAAGCGATCGTCGCTTGGGTCATATGCAACAGTACCAGCAACTTCGGTACCGTCTTGTTGTTCTAAAAACACTTGACTGATACCAGGACGTAATACACCATACGCACCTACCAATCCGGTCCATAGCAAGTTGCTGGGCGGAGAGTCTGCAGGTGTTAAACTGGAATTTGGTTGATCAACCACTGCACTAGGACGCAGTGCTTGCAATTTATTACCAATCAACAATGTTTGGTAATCCCACGGAGTAATCACAACTCGTGTGCCCAACAACAAATCATTGTCTAGCACAGCATTGGACGCATCGCCGTTGGCGTCGTGTATGTTGGCAATAATACGCTCAACTACGCCCAGCTTCTTGACCTTGGCCGGACTTGTGATCCAAATTGGCAACGAGAATGTCAGTGTTGCAACGTCAATTGCATCGTCTGTGCCAACTGGCACTGATCTAGAAGTCCATTGCGAAGATTCCAACTGAACAACACTCAAACTGGTCCAGTCAATGTAATTGTCTGTGCTTTGTATTTCTAATGCAGGGTTAAACAACACTGCTATTTGTTCCAGCAATTGAAACTTTTGGTTTGTGTTAGACGTCCATACATCCAGTTTCAATGTCAACTTGTACGGCACCGGCATCAATCGTTCAATTGTAAATGCATTGCCTTGTGTGGTTTCGTATGTTTGAGTGTTCTCATCGTATGTGCGTTGACGTACCGAAGTCTTGCTTACAAAATATGGTTCTTGCATCCGTGGACGATCGTAATCAAATCCTGAAATGTAAAACGACATCATCGGAACAGATGTCATAAAGTTTGCTGAATTATTTTGTATAATATTTTGTACTTGACGACTTGAATCACCATAACGAATTGGCACCCGCACTAGTGTGTGTGCAGTTCCTTCTTCGTTGCGTCCGTATTCAACTTGAAAGTTTGAAAAAATACGTGTGAATTGTAAAAGGAAACGACGTATTTGTTCGTCGTAAAAAAAGTACGGATTAGTGTTTGCCCCTTCGGTTGCCATTTTGTTTATTACCCGCCGTTGTCTGCGTCTGGTTTGAGTATGTCACTCAAACTTTGACGACTTGGAATAGCACCACGATCGGTGGTTTGCACAGTTTCTCTATTGTTGACAAATCCTGCTCTTAGTGAAGAATTCTTGTATGTGGTTTCGTCGTAACCAGTTGCTGGCTCAAACACAGGTGCAGTACGCACACTGTCTTCGATTTTGATCCATGATCCGCCATTGAATCGGAACAAACGATTTGGAAAGTAATCCAAGCGCAATGCATAATCGCCAGCGGCTGGATTAGACGGAAATCCAACACCGGCTGTGATTGGCAAGCCATTGGGAGCAACGCCGTCGCCTGTTAGGTAACCAACTGTGTAACCATCTGCACGTGGTGTAGTGCCTTCACCGCCTTGTGTGCCATCCACTGTTGGGTTTGAATCATCAGCGGTGAGTCCTGCTTGAGCAGGTTGTCCATCTTCTGCGCTAGGAAGAATATAAAATTTGACAGTATCGTAACCTGTCAACGGAACTTCCGCTGATGCTTGTGTTAATATTGCATCGTTGATTTGTAAATCTTTTGTGCGTGTGGAAGTTTTTCCACCAATTGTATCTGGAGTTTTTTCTGTCCAGTAGTCAGTGTTGGTGATAGGAGTTCCTGGAGGAACTTCTTTGCTGGCAGTATAATATTTGTCACCATTGTTGACAACAGTACCAGCAGGATATAAATTACCCGGATCCCAAATGTTGTTTGGCTCAAACGGTTGCTTGGTAATGCTGTTGTATTCTTGGGCATTGACCATTGGTGTGGCTTTGACACGCCACAAGTGTGGCAACCAAGTTTGGCTAAAGCCCTCACTGGCAAATGATGCGTCTTGAATCACATACCATTTAGGCAATGCTTTAACAATACTGGTATCTAATGGGTGATAATCTTTTAAATTCGGAACTTCGATTACATCCCCGCTCATGAGTTTGCGCCCAACAGTATCGATCATATCATTATAATGAAATGTAATGAACAATGTGTCGTTGTTTAAAAATAATCCAAATTGAGTTAAATTGAAATCAATGTCCGATACACGATAAACACCACGTTGAACATATACATCTGGATCGTATTGTCGATCTCTATTTTCTAACAATAATAAATCTTCGATAAACAAAGGATTTTGAGTATCATAAACAGGCAATGTAGCATCTGCATCACCTGGATCACCCGTAGATGGTCCGATATATTTGTGGATATATATGTCAAGCCCGCCTACAGTATACATTTCGGATATAGTTCTATCCAAAAACTTGTAATCGGAGGTTTTATTTGGTCTATATAAACTTAAACGGGGCATAGTGTATTATTTAGCTATTCTTTTTGGTGCTTGACCAGAAAAACAACTTGTGCTATAATAACAGCATAATTAGCAGTTTGGAGAACCTTATGAATGCAACAGCCACCCGTGTCAAAGCACTAAACCCACGTAGCCCTGACACTAAATTTATGGGCCACGAACCCACATGGACAGTCCAGCCCAGCACAGAAAGTCGAGTCGGGGCAGTGTCGTTGGCGTTTGCTTGGTACAATTACTTTTACAATAAAAAAGATGCTCGCGAGATGGTTGTTGCATATTTAGAGCACCACGGTCGTAAGGCAGATGTCAAACGTCTTCGTGGTGTAAGCGATGCTACTCTACGGTTGACCACTGCTTGGTTGTGTCGCATGAGCATGGTAGGACTGCAACTCACTGAGCACGAGCAAACACAACTCGACACAATGCTCAACGAAACACTTGGCTCAAAACAACAAGAAGTAGTTGTAGCAGATCCCAATGCGGCCACCATTGTCAAGATCACTATCCAAGATCGATTGCGAGAAAAACTAAGCGAGTGTGCCGGCGAACTAGAAGGCATGTTTGACGAGTTTATCGCAGATGGTGCCAAAATGAGTGCAAGTTACAAACCCA